AGCAAACCCTTGGTGGTCATGGATGCACAAGCTTTCATAGATTTACATACCAAGATACATACGGAGGGATAGATGAAGTATTTATCAATTTGTAGTGGCATAGAATCAGCAGGGGTAGGTTGGCATCCCCTTGGTTACGAATGCATAGGTTTGGCTGAGATAGACCCATTTAGGTCTGCTGTATTACAATATCATTACCCGGAGATTAAAAATTATGAAGACTTCACCAAAATCCAAGCATCAGACTTATCAACAAGACCTGATGTTCTCGTTGGAGGAACACCCTGTGCAACCTTCTCAATTGCAGGGCTTCGCAAAGGGCTTGCAGAAGATAGAGGAAACCTCGCACTTGAGTTTATTAAACTCATTAAAAGAGTCCGTCCAACATGGGTCATTTGGGAAAATGTCCCCGGTATCTTGTCAAGTAATGGAGGACAAGACCTTGGCACCTTCCTCGGGTCGTTGGGGGAACTCGGGTATGGGTTCGCTTACAGGGTTCTTAACACTGAGCATGTCAGAACACAACGATTTCCAAACGCCATCCCACAAAGAAGAAGGCGTATCTTCGTTATCGGACATATTGGAGGCGACTGGAGAAGTCCTGCCAAGGTATTATTTGACTCAGCACCAGTGCGAGAAGATGCTCCGCCGAGCAGAAGAAAGCGAGAAAAAAATCCCGAAAAGCCTACATACCGTTCTGCAAGAAGCGACCAACTCGTTGAAGACGAAGTAGCAGGCACGATAGCAGCTCGTGATTACAAATCAGCAACGGATTTAATTGTTGATAAAAAGCCTTGGAATGACGAAGATGTGTCTTGGTCACTAACAGCCCATGATAGATACACAGTTATAGAAACTAGCACACCTGACAAAGCACCAAGGATATATAAAGAAGAAGTTTCGCCTACATTAACTGCCATGACTGGAGGTAACAGACAGCCTATAGTTTTTCATGAGTCGATTAAAAGAAACGATACCATCAGACGACTTACTCCTGTTGAGTGTGAACGCTTGCAAGGACTTCCTGATAATTACACACAGATTCCATACAGAGGCAAGCCTAAAGAAGATTGTCCCATATCAAAACGCTATGAGGCATGTGGTAGGGCTATGTCAGTCAATGTTATGGAGTGGTTAGGATCACGAATACTAAAAGTTGAAAAGGGGGAAATATAATGGATAGTGAAAAGTTTAATTTTGGCGAGGTTGTAGATTTTGAAAAGCATATTGAATTATCAATACCAAACTTTCAAACACTCGATAGCATATTTGTATCTGTGTGCAGGGAGTATGCACAACCTGAAAGCATAGTGCTTGACTTGGGTTGTTCGACAGGAAGGTTCTTAAGCACAGTACCAAAGACTGAAGGGGTTAGATATATTGGTGTAGATACCGTTGATTTTAAAGATAGGCGTGATGGCTTTGAGTTTGTAAGCGGTGATATAGAAGAAGTTTTGCAAGAATATGTTAGTGCAAATGTCTCAGTGGTTGTATGCATGTTTATGTTGCAGTTTTTGGGTAAAGCAAAAAGAAAAAGAATTACAGCATTATTACAACAATTGGTAAGAAATGGTGCGATTTTATTAATATCTGAGAAGATATTTTTGGAAGATAGTAAGTTGCAAACATTAATTCATAGGATACATATACAGGAAAAAAGAAAAGGATTTACCGACAAAGAGATATTGGATAAAGATAATCAACTATCGGTATCTATGTTTTGCAAAACAGAACACGAAATAGACCAAGAACTAAGAGAAATCGGAACGCCTAGCAAAGTGTGGCAAAGTTATAATTTTATGGGTTATGTCATAACAGGGTAGGGTAGGGTATGCAAATTGGAAAAGTATTAGAGAAATGAGAACAATTGAGGCTAGGTGTGAGGGTGTAGGGTACTGTAAGAGAGGTGGATACCCTGTGCCATGCCCTAGTCTCGATCCCTTTATTTTACAGGGTTTTGGGCTTAGGTAGGGTATAGTGTATACATTAAGTAATAATATTTATTTATATAGTATAGAGGGGTAGCTAGTATAGTGCTTATATGGTTATAGGAGTATTAGCTAGTTATAGGAAGCCCTACCCCATACCCTCTACCCTTTATTGGATTTAACAAGGAGAAAACAATGTTAATGCAGTTGATGGTGACAGAAGAAGAAAAGAAATTGATGATTGATGCACTGGCTGATCGTGGCAAAATATACCTTGAGAAAGAGAAGCAAGGTAAGAAGTTAACCACGGATGAGAAGAGAGACTTCAAATCCATTGAGAAGATCGTGCATCAGATAGCGTTTGGGAAGTGAGATGACAGAAGAAAAGAAAAAGAACACAAGCAAATACAAAGGTAGACCGAAGAAAGCTCCGA